TTTTTTTTTTTTTTTGTAATTTTGTTATAATTGCAATTGCTCAAATACTAAGTGCGATGACAAGGAAGATGGAGAAAGTGGTTTAAAGGCCACGTTCGTGAATTGGTTTCTTCATTGACATATTCTGCATTAGTCAGGAACATTTTTATTTCCCTAAGTGAGGGAAAGTGATCAAGTGTGTAGTGCGGGATCATGAGGTCGGGAGAGTTTCCGAAGACTAGGCTGAGTCCGGCTCGGTTGGGTGTGTAGCCTTGAAGCTTGTAATATTCGTGGATATCATGTAGTACGAGACGTACTCTTTCATGATTTCCGAAGGAAGCGTAGGCGAAGCCGATGGATTGTGCCATTGTGATTTCGGGACTTGGGTTGCGTGCTTTCGTGTGATACAGTTGAGCTAGCATGGCTAGTTCGTCGCGGTATGGTAAACCGTGTCTGTGTCGGTACGATAAAACTTCGCATCCGTTGAGCTCGTTACGTACTTCAGACTTGTTCACGGAGACTACTGATTGAAAGTAGTAGTCGGCGAGTTCTTGGACCTTAGTTAAAAAAGAATCGTGAGCATCCGGAGGGATGAGTGCACTGAGGCGGATGATTGAATCATCACCTTGGACTTTAATAATACAGGACCGAGGGTCGAAGCCCATCGCGGATAGGATGGTTGCGAGCATGGTGTAGTTGTACCAGGAATCGATCAGTTGAGTGATGAATAAGCCAGATGGTATTCCAGCGAATTTTCGGACGTACATGTGTCCATTGGGTAGGACGATTGGTGCATGGTAGAAGTTCTCTTTTGTCCAGTCAAACAGGCGTTTGAGGCGGGTGGAACGTTCTTGTGTCCAAGTCGATTTGGTATCGGGATAATCTTTCGTAGGCAAATAGCCGTTGTCAAAGTCGAGGAATGTTTCAACGCCATCGAAAATTTTGTCGATGATGCAGAAATACGCTTTCTTATCGAAGCGTTTCCAGTCGAGTGTGATGTACGAGTGCCGTATGTATGAAGAGAAAAGTGCGTGGTTGAGTCTAAGCCAGCCACCTGTGAAGGTTTCGTAACTCCAGAGCATTGGTGTGGCTCCAGGTTGTAACTTAGCGTACGCGACGTATTCCCACCATAGCATGGTGTCTGCGATGATCCAAGGCTTTGAACAGCCCCAGATGGTTCGCATCTTATTCGGGTCGTCTTTCTTGACAATTGCTGTCTTCGTGTGAAGTAGCATTGGGAAGATGTATCGGTTTTTGAAGTAATAGTCTTTAGACAATCCAGCTGTGTCGGTGAAGTTGGATTTGATGACGTGGTGCCATCGGTGAGTCCATGAGAAGACTGTTTCTTTCATAGGGCCAAATTTCGCAGGGACATGATCATTCATAAAATCATCATTGTCGGTTTTGTTTCCGTACCGGCGGTGCCAATCGGTTGCGAGGTGTGTGTAGAGCGATTCGAGTCGTTCAAACACTGCGCGGAAGGTTGGTCGATTCGCTAAGAAATAGGAATCGGTGGAGAAGGGGGCTTCAGCGTTCACTTGCCATTTGTATGGGTAGTGGTGCTGCACATCATAGATGTGGGCAGGCAGGCATTTCTGCGGAGGGCGAAAAGCATCCAGCATTGCGGAGAGTCCACGTTCGAAGTGTTCGTCAAGAACAGGTTCAAGTGGTTCGACGTTGTTGTCGAAAAAGTCAGCAAGTATGGCATCTTCAGTGACGTCTGAGCGTCGCATTTGGTTGATAACGAAGTCGATTTCATGCGGGTAAAGGTACTTGTGCATGGCGTGAGCGACTGTGATTTTGTGTTTCTCAACGTTGCGGAGGTTTGCTCGAACGGAGTGTGGAGGTCTGTGGTAGATCCCAACAAACTGTAGATTGTTTTGTGTTTTCGGTGTGATAGCAAAAAGCTCGAAAAGGGAAGTGAGGTGGTCCATTGTGGCAAGTAATAGCTGTTAGAAGAGCAAAGAAATCTGCTTTATTGTTGGAGGCAGAGGGTTGTGAGACTTTGTTTCTCAGATAATTC